GGGGGACTACCCAGTTATTATCGGCCTTGACTTCGGGCGTACACCAGCAGCAGTGTTTAAGCAGCGTGACCCAAGGGGGCGAGTAGTTACGCTGTCAGAGCTGACGTCAGAGAATATGGGCATCGAGACATTTATACGAACTAAGCTGAATCCGCACATAGCGAATAATTTTCAAGGGTGTTCTTTTGTGTGCGCGCCAGATCCAGCCGGGTATGCCAAACAGCAGCAGGGCGAGATGTCACTGGTAGATGTGGTTAAGCAGGCCGGCTTTAAGTGCGTGCGACCGCCGACCAACGACCCAGAAAAACGTATTCAGGCAGTGGAGCGTTTGCTGGTTCAACAGTTGGAGGGTAAGGCGATGTACCTTGTAGACCCTCGTTGTACACACCTCATAAAAGGTTTTAAGTACGGCTACCGATACAAGATCAAGAAGAACGGGGAGATGGAAGACAAACCGGACAAGAACCAGTTTTCTCACGTTCACGATGCTAACCAGTACGCTGATTCAGTTATAGACATGAACGTGCGCGGATATGTACTAAACAACAAGGGGCGCAGGGAAGTGACCACCGTCAAGTACGCCTACACTTGACCCACAGCCCTTCGCAGGTAAAATCTCGTTACTACTACACACGGAGCCACCATGGCCACAGGAATTGCACTAATCCCCGTCGCTAGCGCACGCGACCTAGAAGCACAATCGCAGGCGCGCAACGCAAAGATGCAAAGCACGCCCGTTATCCAAGGCCTAGCCGCGCACACCCGCAAAAGGTGGGACGTCGCTAAAACGTCTAAGCGCGAGCTTGAAGAGCGCATGCTGGCGGGGTTGCGCCAGCGAAACGGTACGTATGACCCGGACAAACTAGCTGATATACAGCGAAACGGCGGGTCTTCTATTTATGTGAATCTGACGTCTGTAAAGTGCCGGGCGGCCACAAGTTGGCTGCGAGATACACTGCTGGGAGTGGGCGCGGACAAGCCGTGGACACTGGGCGCTACGCCGGAGCCAACGCTGCCACCAGATGTAGTCGAGGGTTTGCAGCAGCAGATGCAGCAAGAGCTGATGGGGCTTATGGAGCAAGGCGGGGAGATGCCGCCGGAAGAGCAGCTGCGCGAGGTGGCCGTCCAGATGAAGGACGCCATGATGCGTAAACTCAAAGAAGAAGCTGAAGACCGCGTCGACCGCATGGAGCGCAAGATGGAAGACCAGCTGCTTGAGGGCGGTTGGACTAAGGCGTTCAACGAGTTTTTGGATGACGTCGTTACGTTTCCGTACGCCGCCATGAAAGGGCCTATCAAGCGCAAGCGCAAGATACTGCAATGGAATAACGGCAAGTTAGAGCCAACAGATGTCATACGAAACGAGTGGGAGCGCGTTGACCCGTTTATGCTCTATTGGGCGCCTTGGGCATGGAATATAAATGACGGCTTTGTCATCGAGCGCCACCGCATGACTCACGAAGATTTGCAGTCGCTTATAGGGGTACCGGGGTACAACGACGACGCTATCCGTGAGGTGCTTGGTCGTTTTGGCGGCGGAAGTATGAAAGAGTGGTTGTGGTCTGACAGTGCCAAGGCTACTGCCGAGATGAAAGACACTACGGACGCAGTAGTTACTGACGACCTGATTGACGCTATTCAGCTGTGGGATTCCGTACAAGGTCGTGACTTGCTTGACTGGGGCATGAACGAAGACGACGTCCCAGACGCGGATCTGAACTACTCTTGCGAGGTTTGGCTTATCGGTAACACCGTTATACGGGCTGTTTTGAACTACGACCCCTTAGGACGCAAGCCCTACTACCTCACGTCGTATGAAAATATACCCGGCGCGGTAGATGGCAAAGGCGTCACAGATTTGTGTCGAGACTCACAAGACATGGTAAATGCCGCTGCGCGGGCATTGGCCAACAACATGGGCATTAGCTCTGGCCCGCAGGTAGGCGTCAATATTTCTAGACTACCCGCCGGTGAAGACATAACAAGCATGCACCCGTGGAAGATTTGGCAGTTTGAGAGCGCAGAGTACGCAGACAACACCCCTCCGCTTAATTTCTTTCAGCCTAGTAGCAACGCCAACGAGCTAATGGGTGTGTTTGAGAAGTTCTCCGCGAGGGCTGACGAAGACACGATGATCCCAAGGTATATGACGGGCGAGAACACCCCGGGCGCCGGGCGCACATCGTCAGGTTTGTCTATGCTTATTAGCAACGCAGGCAAGGGCATTAAGCAGGTTATTAGCAACATCGACCAGAACGTTATTGTGCCCATGATCGAGCGCTTGTACCAAGACAACCTACGCTACGCGGATGACCCGGATTTGATCGGCGACGTAAGCATTGTGGCTCGCGGCGCCAATAGCTTGGTTGTAAAAGAAGCTGAAGCTGTACGGCGCAATGAATTCTTACAGCTTGTGCTTACTAGCCCTGTTGCGCAACAAATTGTGGGTATGGATGGGGCAGCGGAGCTGTTACGCGACGCAGCTAAAAACCTAAGCGGTAATGTCGACAGAATTGTCCCAGACCGACAGCAAATAGGCACTATCCAGCAGCAGCAGCAGCTAATCACGCAACTACAGCAGCAGTTACAGATGATCGCCGGCGAGATGCAGGCGCAAGGGCCGGCACCACAAGGTGGGCAACAGCCAAAGAATATGCTGCCGGATGGATCTCAGGTTGGCGGGCGCGAGTCTAATTACATGTCGCCTAGGCCGAACGGTGTGTGAATTTAGTGTTGACACCGCAACACGTGTCTAGTATAGAATACGCACATGAAGATTTTTGTAGGCGCTAAGCCTGACCGGAAGCACATACAGGCGTTAATTCGATGTAAGCACCCGGACAGTGAGCCCATGTTGGATATGTTCCGAAAAAGCCTAGAGGAGACCAAACTGGCTCTAATAGCAGCGGACGACCCAGTGCGGATTCACCGGCTCCAAGGTCGGGCAGAAGTGCTAAGTGATTTTCTCGAAGCGGTTAGTAAATCGCCAGAGATTTTGGAGCGGGTGAAATAAACCGCATTTTTTAGTCCTAGCAAACCATTATGTGTACGGCAGACCGCAGCAGGAGCCTGAAACAGAGTTGGAGCTTTAAGGAGATATGATGGCATTACCTCGCCAAGTTGAAGCACAGATTAAGGAACTCGAAAAACTAGAAGCGCAGCTAGCTAGGGATAACGAGCCGAAGCAACAATCCCCGGAGACGGACCCCGTTGCGGACGTAGTAGAACCTGCGGCAGAGCCTGAAGTAGACCGAGCGCCCGAGCAAGATGCTCCAACCACCGAGAAAACGCCGGAAACACCACCCTCTAAGGAACCTACCGAAGAGACTTGGCAGCAGAAGTACCGCACCCTTAAGGGTATGTACGACGCTGAAGTTCCCCGCCTACACGCGCAACTCAAGGAATTGAACGCACGTGTGGACGATATGACTGCGGCAAAGCAAACGCCGCCCGAGCCAACCCGTAAGGATCCAGAGAAGTTGGTGACTGATGCTGATGTTGAGACCTTTGGTTCTGACTTAATTGAAGTCCAGCGCCGGGTAGCACGCGAAGTTGCACAAGAATTTAGCGCGGAGCTCGAAGATTTGCGCGGCCAGAATGTAAAACTGCGGGAGCAGCTAGACCATACTGACAGCCAGATTAGCGAGTCCTCATTTGCGAACAAGTTACACCGTTTGGTGCCAGATTTTGAGCAGATCAACACCGACTCACGTTGGATTGACTGGTTAAATGAGACTGATCCGTTTTTGAGGGGTCCGCGCAAACAGATTGCGCAACAAGCGTTTGCCACTGGCGATGCCGAAGGGGTTGCACACTACGTGTCTTTGTTCAAGCAGACGCTTGCCGCAGAGTCAGTAGAGCCACTCCAGAAGAAGAGCAAAGAGTTAGAGCGTCAAATTCAACCTAATCGTAGTTCGTCAGCGGCGGCTCCGGTTTCGCAAAAAGGCAAAATATACACGACGGCGCAAGTCGGAGAGATGTTTCGCAAGTCTGCGGACCTAGGCGGCAGAGGCAAACTAGATGAGGCTCGCAAAATTGAAGCTGAGATCGACGCTGCATATATGGAAGGGCGGGTATCCGCTTAACCAGTAGTTAGATCTGTAACAACCCTGTTTTTAAATTTTTTAGGAGGCCATCATGGCTGCTGTATATCCCGTAACTGGTTCCGGTGCGTTTGACACCAATCCTTCATACTCTGGTGCTTTTATCCCGACCCTGTGGTCTGGTAAATTGTTGGCCAAGTTCTACCAAAACACTATGCTGTCGGAGATCACAAACACCGACTACGAAGGTGAGTTGAAGAACCAAGGCGACACCATCCGTATCCGTTTGGCGCCCTCAATCAGCATTTCTGACTACACCGTTGGTCAGAGCTTAGCGTACGAAGTCCCAACGCCTATCTTCCAAGATATGCAAATAAACAAGGGTAAGTACTTTGGCGTGCAAGTCAACGACGTGCTGGCTTACCAGTCTGACATGGACTTGATGAACATGTTCACGGAAGACGCCGCTAAGCAGTTGAAGATCTCTATCGAGAACGAAGTGTTTTTTAACAGCTTTGTAACCGAAGGCCCTGCCACTGCTAACGAAGGCGCCACTGCCGGCGCTATCTCTGCCGCCTACAACTTAGGTACAGACTTAGCACCAATCGACCAATCTACACCTGAAAACGTGTTGAAGGCAATCCTTCGCATGTCTTCAGCTTTGGACGAGCAAAACGTGCCCGAAGATGGTCGTTGGTTGGTTATCAGCCCGCACGACCGCAACTTGTTGATGCAATCAAGCATCGCACAGGCGTACTTCACTGGCGACCAGTCAAGTGTTGTCCGCACCGGTAAGATCGGTATGCTAGACCGCTTCTCTGTGTACGTGTCTAACTTGCTGCCAAAAGGCGCAGCAGGTAAGGCGTTGGTACCCGGCTTGTCTGCTGCCAGCTCTGGCGGCGCGTTGACCAACGCCTTGGCCCGTCGCGTTATGGTTGCCGGCACAAAGCAAGCCGCGTCGTTCGCAATGACTGTCACCAAGACTGAGCCTTTGCGCAACCAGACAGACTTCGGCGACATCGTTCGTGGTTTGGTAGTTTATGGCCGCAAGGTTGTTAAGCCAGAAGCACTGGTGGTAGCCCAAGTAGGCGCTGCTTAATCGGTGGTAAAGTAAAGAGGCCCTTCGGGGCCTCTTTTTCTATTCTAGGAGACACATATGACCGTATTTGACCTAATGAACCGCTTAGGCGGAGAAATACTTAGCAACAAGGTCCGAGTGACTGTCGATGGCGTTGTAGTTATCGTAGCTAGGCTAAACGACCAAGACTGGGTTTTAACAGAAAAAGGCCAAGAGTTGTTGAACCTACACTCTAACTTAGCCGTAGCAGAAGCAGCTGAGGCGCAGGCGTCTACAGCAAAAACGCGCAAAAAGACCGCATCTGCTGTAGAATTTAGGCACGCCCAGTCCGACGACTAGGGGCGCACAACCGCACCGTAAGGCCTGCCAATGAAACCACTTAGCGCATTCTATTCTCGCGTACTGCCGTTTTTGCCGGGCTGTCCCGAGCCTATCGCAGATCAGGCGCTGCTAAGCGCTGCTATTGAGTTTGCAGAGTCTTCGCTTGTACTTCGCCAAGACCTAGACCCGTTCTACAGTGTTACGGGCTACGCACAGTACGACTTAGAGCCGCCCACAACCTACCACGACATTACTAGGGTTTTAGGTGTGACTGTCGGGGCGGACGAGCTGCAGCCCGGGCTAGCGGAAACAATTCGCGGTAGCTTACCTACGGCTAGTGCAACACCCACTTTGTTTTACACAAGTCGCGCCGATAACTGCATGTCGTTGTTTTTGTCGCCGCCTCCGGATAAAGCGCAGTTGGTAGTTGTCAACGCGGCCTTGCGGCCAAAGCAAGACACTACGCACCTAGACGATGATCTGTACAACCAGTGGATAGAGCCTATTGTCGCTGGCGCCATAGCTAGGGCTATGCAGATCCCAGACCAAGCGTACACAAACTTTGCTCGGGCGCAAGAGTTGTTAATGCTCGCTGCTAGGCGCACGAAAACAGCGCGCATTGAAGGTATGTATGGTCGGGTACGCGGCTCTATGCGCGTACAACCCCGCCCCTTTGCATAAGGTAAACAATGACTACTTCCGCGCAGTCCATTATTAGAAGTGTTGTCACAACACTACAAGACCCACAAGCTGTGCGCTGGACCACAGCGGAGCTAATTCGCTACATGAACGATGGGCAGCGAGATATAGCGCTGGTTCGCCCAGACGCGACATCTACGCAAGCCACACTAGCGCTGTCCGCCGGTGCCCGGCAGGTTCTGCCGCCGGTTGGAGCCAAGCTGCTAGAGGTTATTAGAAACACCACTGGTTCGCAAAGGGCTATCCGCCTTACTAGTCGCCTAATCCTAGATGCGCACAACCCCGACTGGTACAGCAAAGCGGGTGCATCTGAGCTGCGACACTACACGTTTGACGCTAGAGAGCCGCGCATATTTTATGTGTATCCGCCAGCTTCTGCAGGTGCGTCAGTTGAGATGGTTTACTCCGCGTACCCGGAAGATATTAGCGAGCCCGCTGACGGCGCGCTGTATACCGCAGTGATTGGTAATTTAGCCGTGCAAGACATATACGCTAACGCGCTAGCAAACTACATTTTGTACCGCGCGTTTAGTAAAGACTCAGAGACCGTAAACGCGGCAAGCGCTACGGCGTACTACCAGCTATACCAGTCTATGCTTGGCATTGAGCTAAGCGGCACAACCGGCGTCGCACCAAAGGATTAAGCCATGTCTACCAAGATAAAACTCGTTCAAGGCGATACGCGGCCTCAGCTTAAGTATGTCGTATCTGACGAGACGACCGGCGCCATTGTAGACTTGACCGGAGCCACGGTGCTTCTCAAGTTCCGCGCTGCTGGATCTTCCGCGCTGCTGTTTACGCTAACTGGCTACCTACAGTCCGGCATAGAAGACGCTAACGGCGTCGTGTCTCTATCTGGCGTCGGCGAGCAGTATGAAGTGCCCGGTATCGGCGGACGTGTTGCGTTCCAGTTCGGCACCGGCAATTTGGATATAACTCCCGGCCCCTACGAGGGGGAGCTAGAGGTTACTTTTACGGACTCTAGTATCCAGACCGTGTACTCATTAACCAAGTTCCAAGTCCGCGCACAGTTTTAAATGTCTAAGCTGCCAAAGCCACAGCGCCTTAAGGCTTTAGCGACTTACAGGGTTCTGGCTTCTCGCGCACGAGCCGTTTTGGGCACGGCAAAACTAAGCTCTAAAGCCATAAATGCTATTGCTAAAACAGCGGCGATGTCTGCTGTCGGAAGCGCAGGCGCTTTGTCGGCGTCCGTCAGGGCGTCTCTATTGGTGACTGGCGCGGAGACCGGCAAATTCTTCACGCTTATTAACATGGACGATACACTAACGGCGTCTGAAATCCGCTCGTTTAACGTGTCTAAGCTGCTTGCCAACGAAGTGCAAGCGGTAGACAGAGCATTGGCGCAGGTGCGCAAAGTCTTTAGCGACGCCGCTGCGGCCTCTGACGCCTCACTTGTGCAACTAGGTAAAGGCGCTGCCGACTCAGTAGGTACTAGCGAGGAAGTAACCCGCGCAGCAGGCAAAGCACTAGAGGACTCACTAAGCGCAGTTGACGCGCCCGCTAAGGGATTTTCTACGGGCAGGGCAGATGCCTTTACAGCGCATGATGATGCGCTAGTGACAGCTGGCAAGGTATTTGTTGACGCTACTAGTGCCGCCGAGGCGTTTAGCCGGGCTGTGGCGTTTGTGCGGTACTTTAACGATGTGGCCGACGCAACTGACGCGATTAACGCCGCCATACTCACGGATGACGGGCAGATAGCGCTAATTGGTAAGGCCGTATTCGACTCTGTAGCGACAGGTACGACTATAGACTTTGACGTAGCGCGAGTGCAGACGGACGAAGCGGCTACCATAGACAAAACGTTATTTGAGCTAGAAAAAGTTTTGGCTAGCGCAGCCCTCGTGGATGATATAGCGCTACTGGGCACAGGCAAGTCCGCTCTCGACTACGCTACAACAGCAGACATCGCAGTGCTAGGCTCATTCCGCGTATCGCAGGACAGCGCTACGGCCACCGACGTTAGGGCTAGCCACTTGGCTAAAGTGTTTAGCGACACTGTTACCACGGCTGACAGCACCAGTTTATTCATGGAGGCGTACTACGAGACTGGCGTAGCTACCTCCGAAGACGTAGAGGTGGTAAGAATAGCCGCTGGCGGGGTTCCGCCGCAATTGGACGAGCAAACCGTCGCCGACCTAGCCGCCCTTGGCGTCAGCAAAAACTTCTCAGAAGTGGTAGGGGTCACCGACGACCTTTACGGTGTTGCCAATATTGACGACGATCAAGTAAACTTTGTAGGTAAAAATGTATCTGAGATCTTAGCATCTTCGGAATTGCGCACGGTGAGTTTACAGCGTACACTAGCGGAATCGGCTAGCGCCAACAGTACAGGCCTTCTAGCCATGACCGACTACTGCGACAGCGCCTATTTTTCACAAGCATACGTCGGAACTGAACGTATATTTTCATAAGGAACTGCGATGAACACGCTCGAAAAACTAACGGCTACTGGCGAACTGCACGTTGTACTGACCGGCGCTGACGGCCAAGTAAAAACTGATGTGGTAGTGCCTAACTTGGTGGTTGCTACAGGCTTAAACTTTATTGTTAGCCGAATGAAAGACGCCGCCGCTACTGTTATGTCTCACATGACGCTAGGTACTGGGACAACCCCCGCTGCTGACGGGGATACATCAGTGGAGACTGAAATAGTCGGCGCACGCACTGCGCTTACAAGCACGACCGTTGCTACTAATCAGATTACGTATGTGGCCTCTTTCGCTACCGGCGTAGGCACGGGCGCTGTTACTGAGTCTGGCATACTGAACGCTACATCGGGCGGCGCGATGTTGTGTCGTACGGTGTTCCCAGTTGTTAACAAGCAAGCGGGCGACTCTATGACCGTTACATGGACTGTGACTGTTAACTAGTAGGGGGCGGAACAATGGAAGCAGAAATTATCACCCGCGAGCTTGGCGCTACTGCTAAGAATAGCCCGCTGACCAATGCAGAAGTTGACCAAAACTTTATCAACCTAAAAGACGAGGTTGAAGTGGCTAAGGCGCAAACGTCTACTGACGCCATAGTCTTTGCTATCGCACTAGGGTAATATATGGCCACCAGCTTCATTAACGCAACGGCTACGGATGTTGGTACGGCGGATTCCGTTGTCTACACCGTACCTGCGGGACTCAAAGCTATTCTTATTGGCTGCAACGTAGCCAATAAGACCGGCGGCATACTACCCATCAGCCTAATCCTGCGGAACACTGGCGGAGACACTTTTATATCTCGTAACAAGCGCATAGGCAACGGCGAAAGTGACGAGCTTATGCGCGGAAACAAGTTGGTTTTGGTGGCGGGCGATGTTATAGTAGCGACAAGCGGGCTGGATGATAGTTTTGACGTTATAGCCTCGATCTTAGTAGGAGTTGCGTAATGGCTGGAATTTACTCAGGCGTAAACGTCACAGCAGGCCACGAGTACGCAGATAAATCGTTCTATGGTTTTCGCCTAGACGCCCTGAACGGGCAGCTCTACTTTGATTTTAACGACGGTGTTGATGCAACACCCGTCATTATCCCTGATGAGTACGCCACAAGCGCGGCTGACTATTTGGTTTATTTCTGGTCGTCAGACACAATTAAGTTTTCAGTTAGCGGCACCGGCCGCCTTTTGATGGAGTACAAATAATGGCACAGATTCTTGACCTCGGAAAAATCCGTCTTCAATTTAAAGGCGAATGGAGTGGAAGCACTGAGTATCAGTTTAACGACGTTGTGTCCTACAAAGGCACTGCGTACGTTTACATCAGTACTGCCAAGACAACAGGCACAGTAGTTTCAAATTCTACTTTCTGGGGTTTGATGACCAGTGGATTTGACTTTGCTGGCGTTTACTCAGCAGGCACAACTTACGGCAAAGGTAGCGTTGTTCGCTACAGCGGTAGTCTGTATTTCCACAGCGGTGCAACAGCATCTACTGGCGTTGTCCCAACAGACACAAGCAAGTGGACAGTTTTACTTTACCAAGATAGCAATTCAAATAAAGTTTTTTACGTAGCTCCTCATGGTGTTGACACATTGGGTAACGGTACTACGTTGTCTACTCCGTTTGCGTCCATTAAATACGCTACGCAGCAAGCTGGAGAAAACGCAACAATTTTTGTGAAGACCGGCACGTATGTCGAGCAACTGCCTATCACAATTCCAGCCAACACGGCTATTGTTGGTGATAATCAGCGAACTGCTATTGTGCAACCCGCGTCTGGTAACAGCGACGACGGTACTACACCAAATAATCAAGCCACGATGTTCTTGATGAGCAATGGCTCTATCTTGAATAGGATGACTTTTCAAGGTATGACTGGCTGGGTCCCCGGCTCCACGCCCGGTGACATTTCAACCTCGACGCATAAAGGTGTTGTACTTCGATTAAACCCGGCCTCACCTGTTAGCACAAAATCACCATACGTTCTGGAATGTTCATCTATTGGCGCTGGCTCAATCGGCGCTTTGGTCGATGGCAGTGTTCACGGTTCAGGCAACAAGTCCATTATTTTTCACGCGTATACAGTCATCTCCGACGATGGTGTCGGCTATTGGGTAAAAGACGGCGGTAAAGCTGAAATTGTTTCTTGCTTTAGCTACTTTGCGTACTTTGGTTACGCTGCTTCTGGCGGCGGTCAGATTCGTTCCCTCTCGGGTAACAACAGCTACGGCACTTATGGCGCGTACTCAAAAGGCTTTTTAGCCAGCGAAACGCCATTAACTGGCGCGCTTGTTGGTGTTCAGCTTAATGTTGCTGTTATTAACGGCACGGTTAACGTGGGAGACACTGTTACAGCTAGCTCTGGCGGTACGGCTACTATTACTAATCTTCAGCTTGCTGCGAACAAGATTTACGTCAAAAATAATACTGGCACGTTTACCGTTGGCGCTACCCTTGCATTTAGTAGCGGCGGCACCGGCACAATCAATACAGGCGGTATTGAAGGCCAAAAAGGTTTTGTCTTTATTGCAAACGGTTTTTCTGTTTCTCCAACAGCAGGGACAAGCCTTTCCATTACCGGCGATAGCTTCACATACGTAGTGTCAACAGTTAGTGGTACGTGGGTTGACTCAACCAGTGAAATGGTTTTGTTATTGGCTAACGAGAAAGCTTCTAGCTCTGCGGCTGGTACGGCTATTGCTCTGCGTAAAAAGTTCTCACAGGTTCGTTTGACTGGCCACGATTTCTTGAACGTTGGCACCGGCGGCGTTACAACTACGAATTACCCTAACGAACCGCTTAACCCCCCATCACAGGCTAACGAAGTTGTTGAAACTTTTCCCGGTCGTGTGTTCTACACTTCTACAGACCAAGACGGTAACTTCCGCGTTGGTGACTACTTTAAGGTTGACCAAGGGACTGGCCGCGCTACATTGAATGCTAACGCGTTTGATCTGAGCGGTTTGTCTAGTTTGCGTTTGGGCTCTATTGGCGCACAACTTGGTGAGCAAATTAATGAGTTCTCTAGTGACGCTACTCTGGATGGAAACAGCAACATTGCTGTTCCGACTGAAGCTGCTGTCCGTGGTTACTTCCCTCAGATCGCAACTAATGTTGTTCCTGCTACCAACGCTAATAGAGATTTAGGTGGCACAACTAAACGTTGGAATAACATCTACGGCACTACAGGCGACCTCACAGGTAATTTGACTGTTGGCGGCGATCTGATTGTCAACGGAACAACAACTACGCTGAATTCCACAACCCTTACTGTCGATGATAAAAACATCGAGATGGGTTCTGTGACTACGCCAACCGATAACACTGCTGATGGCGGCGGTATTACCCTTAAAGGCGCGACTGACAAGACCATTATCTGGGACAACGCGAACGCCAACTGGACAGCTAGTGAAAACTTTAACCTTGCTACCGGCAAGACTTATAAGATTGCTAATGTCACGTTGCTCACTCCCACAGGTCTTGGCTCTACAGTTGTAAACTCTAGCCTCCAGACCGTTGGTACACTGACAAGCCTGACTTCTAGCGGCGTTGTGGCTGTGACTGATTCGACTGCTGCAACAAGCACAACTTCTGGTTCGTTAAAAACCGCTGGCGGTCTGGGCGTTGCTGGTGCCGCATGGATTGGCGGAGTTTTAAACATTACAGACGCCACTGTGGCTTCAAGCGCTACAACTGGCGCGGTAAAGGTGAGTGGTGGTGTTGGCGTTGCAGGCGCTGCGTGGGTTGGCGGTACAGGCAACTTTGCCGGTGTGCTTACTGCTGCCAATAATACAGCTGCTTCTA